ACGAAAGCCCTGCTTCTGTTTTTCTTTATTTTCGTTAGAAGACTGATAAATCGTAAACAAGGGCCCTATCACGACACGAGAGGCTTCGGGCGTTTTTTGATAAACGAAAAAATTAAACTTCCATGTTAAAAAAAAATAATAAAAAAAGGGTTCAAAATAGAACCCTTTTTTATTTGGTGGAGATGGACGGACTCGAACCGTCGTCTTGCACATTTTGACAACCAGTGACTACACGTTTATTACAACATTGTTTCTCAATGTTCCGAAATATCAGGTTTGATATATGTGAGTAACCTACCTGAAAACAACTTGGTCTCAGAGTTATTTTAAGGGAGCTCTGACCTGTGACCCCCATAACGGACTTCTGTTCCTAGGTTATATGTCCTTCCCGACCCGGAGGTTGTTCTCTACGATTACGCAGCAACAACAACAGCTTCTCTAGTCAATCCAAGAGTAGCCATTTTAGCAAAAGTATTGCCATTTATTGTTTTAAATCAGTTTTTAAGGAGTTAATTCAGCTCCTACGTGCCACCAATCCCCAACAATGCCAATCGATACCTGTCATCCCCATAATTTCAAAGAACCTTACAAAGGTAAGAACAGATAAATACATAAACAAATTTAAAAGTATTTATTTCATTATGGATGAAGAACAAGTTCAAGACCCTAAACACCATGTCGAAAAAGTTTTTGAAGACGATAATACTCTAATTGTTAGTCCTTTGACCAACGAAGCCAATGGATATTATGGAGGACAAGGTCCATTTTATGAGGAAGGTTTCTATGGTAATAGAGATTTTGAAAAAAGGTTAGAGTACGGTGGTAAGATATACCACATCATAAATAAAAAGACTGGTGAAAAAGATAGTTTTTATAAAGACCAATATGGTCAATTATTTTATAATGGTTTTACAAAGCTTACAAAAGACGATATTAACAACTTAATTAAATTCGCACCGACAGCAAAAAAAGTTCTTAATGATATTACAGGGAGTGACATATTCAAAAAACTCAAACAATTTGCAAAAGGTAAAATAGATAAAAATACATTGATTCATTCGGACGATTTGATTTATGACATCAGAATGAACAGTGATAGTCCTGGTGACTCACCTATATTATTAAGATTTGATGACGACGATGGATTTTTGAATGCAATGGAATTAAGTGATGATGATATTTGGTTTCTTAATGTTATAATGTCTAGAGACTATGAATTTATGGACGCAGATAGAATGTGGGATGATAATAAAGAAGGATATGGAATTTTCCGTATGTTTAACGATGAAAATACGCAAAAATTAAGAGATATATCAAGAATAGTTTTACCTAATCGAGAATTCAACGAACAGAATGAAGAATTTATGGGTAGTCTCTATAGAAAATTAGATGAAGTTTTTGAGAGACAACTTGATAATATGAATTGGGCATATATTGAGGAATATAACGAAAAATCATCTGAACATGCTAGAACTGAAATTAATAATGAGATTGAAACGTACCTAAATGGAAAAGAATTTACTGTTGTTGGTAAATACGATACGTTATCAATTAATATTTCAGATTTAATCTATTTGTATTCAACAACAGGAAATAGATATGCCGATTTAAAAACTTTATTAGAAATTGTTTTAAAACCTGGTTCCAGAGACACTGTTGGAGGATGGGGAGAAAATTATTATGAATATGAGGGTAAGATGGACGTAAATAAGATAAATAACGAATTTGAATTTCAATTAGATAAAATCTTAGATACTCTATCTGAAGATAAGAATTTACAAGGGTATTTTGAATTATACGAAGAAATTACATCAAAATATAAACTAAATACTTGGCACTCAACTCCTAAGGATGCAAAGATTCTTTTCAAAATAAAAAACATTGACCCTGAAACATTAAAAATAAAAGTTGACTTAAGAAAATCAGGAAGTAATGATTGGGATAAAACACACCATTTTAGCGAGGAAAACTTCAATAAGTTTTTATACAACCCAGAATTATTTAGTATTTTCGATGAATAATAGAAAATTTTTTCCTATCTTTGTGGAAATAATTTTATCATGTCTGATTTGAATTTTCTAAAACAGGTTCTAAGCGTTCCCACCGTAACTTATAACGAAGGATTAATGGTGGACTTCATCACAACTTTTTTGGAAAAAAATAATATTGAGTATTTTGTGGATACAAATAATAATGTTTATGCCACAAAACATGATGGGAGTGATTTGCCACAAGATTTTTATTACCCATGCGTTATTTCACACACCGACACGGTTCACCAAATTGATTCAATTAACGTTATTGAAGGTAAACTACCTAACGCTCAGGGTGATGTAAAAGACGCTCTGCTCGCAATTAATAACGAAGGTAAACCAACAGGTATTGGTGGAGATGATAAATGCGGTGTTTTCGCATGTCTTACTTTACTAAAAGAACTTCCATTTTTAAAAGCGGCTTTTTTCGTATCTGAAGAAACTGGTTGTCACGGTTCAAAAGAAGCTGATGATGAGTTCTTCTCAAATGTTGGATATGGAATCCAATTTGACGCACCTGAAAATTGGATGATTACTGAAAAATGTTTTGGTTCACAACTTTTTGATAGAGAAAGTGAGTTCTTCACTAAAGCAGACAAAGTTCTTACCGAAAACATGGTCAACGAAGATATGGATTATATGACTCACCCTTATACAGATGTTTGGGCTCTTCGTAATCTATACAATTTTGCGTGTATCAACTTCTCAATTGGTTATTACAACTACCACACCCGCAATGAATATGTTATACCTGAAGATGTGTATAATGGAATTAAAATGGGTCGTGAAATGATTGAGAGTTTGGGTTATACCTTACACTTCAAGGAGAAACAAAAAGCCCAAATGAAATATGGTTTATGGGATTAAAAAAAGGGAGTTTTTCTCCCTTTTTTTATGCACAAAAAAGGGGTCAATTGACCCCTGTGTTTTATTTACCCTTCTTCACTATTTTAACTTCCTCATTCTCTACAATGATGTTGTAGTTTTTACCCTCAATCATTCTACCTGTAAGAACCTCTTCAGACAAGAAATCCTCAACTTTGTCTTGGATTGCTCTCTTCATTGGTCTTGCTCCGTAAGTTGCGTCATAACCAATTTTGGAAATAAATTCAACAAGGGTTTCATCATATGTGATTTTGTATTTTATATCAACTAAACGAGAAACCAACTTATCGAGCTCAAGTCTTGTGATTTTTTTGATGTCTTCTTCGGACAAAGTATTAAACATAATTGTATCATCAATTCTATTTAAAAACTCAGGTGAGAAGAAATTTTTCATTTCCTTCATTAACATCTGTTTTTTGGCTTCTTCATTTGAATATGTATTTGAACCAAATCCGATACCTGCTCCGAACTCTTGGAATTTCTTAACCCCGAGATTTGATGTAAGAATAATTAGGGTATTTTTGAAATTAATCTTTCTACCCAAACTATCGGTAACAAATCCATCATCCATAATTTGAAGAAGAATCGAGAAAATATCTTTATGTGCTTTTTCTACTTCATCAAACAAAACAACTGAATACGGTTTGTTTTTTACCTTTTCGGTAAGTTGACCTCCTTCATCATATCCAACATAACCTGGAGGTGCACCTACCAATTTGGAAATGGTGTGTTTCTCTTGATATTCGCTCATGTCAACTCTTATAAGTGAGTCTTCGCTACCGAACAATTCTTTTGCTAAGGTTTTGGCTAAGTGAGTTTTACCAACTCCAGTTGAACCCAAGAAAATGAATGAACCGATTGGTCGATTTGGGTCTTTAATGCCCAACCTATTTCTTTTTATTGATTTTACAATTTTTGTAACTGCGGCATCTTGACCAATAATCCTACCAATCATTTCTTTATCAAGATTGATAAGTGCCTTTGTATCATCAACACTCATTTTATTTACAGGTATTTTGGTCATATTGGAAACAACATCATAAACATTTTCGAGAGAGATAATTTGTTTATCTTTTTGTGATTCGTCTTCAAATTTCTTTTTTTCTTGTTCCAACTTGTTGATGAGTTTTTTTTCTTTATCTCTAAGTTCAGCGGCATGTTCGTAATTTTGTTTTTTAACAACTTCCATTTTCATCAACCTTAGTTCGGATGCTTTCTTTTTTAATTCTTCAATAGCTTCAGGAACTTTGAGTTCGGTTTGCATACGAGCACCAACTTCATCCATGATATCGAGAGCTTTATCTGGAAACTCTCTATCGGTGATATATCTATCTGCTAATTTGACACAAGCAGTAACAACTTCATCGTTATATATTACCTTATGGAAACTTTCATATTTGTCCTTAACGTTTTTGAGAATTTCGATGGTCTCTGCAATTGTGGAAGGCTCAACAGTTACTTTTTGGAACCTACGTTCAAGGGCTCCGTCCTTCTCAAAAGATTTACGGTACTCATCCAAAGTGGTTGCTCCGATACATTGGAGTTCTCCACGAGCAAGAGCCGGTTTGAAGATATTGGAACCGTCCATAGAACCTGCAGCATTACCAGAACCAACAAGAGTATGAATCTCATCAATGAATACTATGATATTTGGATTAGCCGCGAGTTCTTCCATAATCACTTTCATTCTTTCTTCGAATTGACCACGATATTTTGTACCGGCAACAACTGAAGTCAAATCAAGAGCAACAATTCGTTTATCAACAAGATTACGAGGACAATCACCATTATATATTTTGATTGCCAGTCCCTCTACAATTGCGGTTTTACCACAACCAGGCTCTCCGATAATAATTGGGTTGTTTTTCTTCCTACGTGAAAGAATTTGAGCAATACGAATTATCTCTCTTCCTCTACCCACAACAGGGTCAAGTTTTCCGAGTTCTGCGAGTTTGATTAAATCCCTACTGAAGTTATCTAATACAGGGGTTGAGCTATCAGATTGTTTTTGTTTTTTACCTGTTTTCATGTCGTCGTCATCCATTAATTCATTCATATTTTATGATTTATTTTTTGGTTTATTGTTTCGGATACAAATATCCATCAATTTTTGGACACTAACAAACAATTTGTCAAATTTACAGTAAGAAATATTTTTATGTGACTATATGTCAGTACCTATATACTTTTTATGACAATATGTCTTATTGAAAATAATGGCATTTTGTTTGACTTATTTGTATAAAATAAATAAATTAAAAAAAAAAACTATTATGATTTATTATGAAAATTTAGACAGAATGTTTGAACAATTTTTTCATCCAAACGGTACTACTAGCGGTACATATAAAACATACAGAATTGTTCCTACAAGTAAAAATGAAAAAATTGAAGACTATGAAATTAACACTGTGAAAGATGGTGCATATCTTCACTTTGAGGTTCCTGGATTTAACAAGACTAATTTAGACGTTCTAATTGAAGGTTCTGAACTTGTAATTGAGGGTATCAGAAAGTATAAAATGGATGGTGAAGAAAAAGAAAAAAAGATTAATCGTAGAATTGAACTTAATAATCTTTATGAATCGTCAACATTGGAGGCAACAGTAGAAGATGGAATTCTTACTGTGTATATTCCAAGTTTCAAAAAAGAGGTACAAAAAAAGAAAAATAGAATCAACCTAATGTAAATCAAAACCCTCCAATCGGAGGGTTTTTTACAAATCTAAACATTTGATTTTACCATCTTTACCATAACCAAAATTATATTTGTGAGTATCAACTATAGTGTCTTTACCTTTTACTTTAAAAATCGTTTTTTCACATTTTTTAATTACACTCAAAAGGTTGATAAAAAAGTTATACCTTTCTCTATTGTGATTTAATAATTTCTTTCCTATTTCAACAAATACCGAAGAATCTGAACCTTCATTTATATATAAGTCCGAAAAACTCTCTTCCCTATCAACATCAATAGCACCAATATCTTTTAAGGCCAATTCTAAATCATCCCAATCATTCTCAAATTTATTGGTATCTAATTTTTCTAATTCGACATAATAAATGTTTTCGTCTTTTATTTTCCCTGCTCTGAAAACTTCGGGAAATATTTCTGAATCTGATTTAAATACCTCATACCACTCATCAACAGTGTCTTTGAAACCTACTTTGAATAAAACATTCGGATTGTTTTTTGAGGCGAATATTGTATGTTCGATTCCTCTATTAAAAACTTCTTTTTTCTTAGTTCCTAATTCATGTATTTTCATATTTATATATATGGAGATGTGGCAGAAATATATAGAAAAAACTGAAGGTTTAAAACCTATTTTGGAAACGTATCTTAAGCTAAGACGTTTATTTCAATCGTATGCTTGGTCGGAATCTGATTTATCAAACCCACCCTTTTATAGTAAAAAGATGATGGAATTGAGAGATGAGATGGGATATAGAATGGCCAAACTTAATAGAGAGATTGATGATTTAGGTATCGAGTGGAAAAGAGAAGAATTTAATAGTTACTTAACACCTTTTTTGAGTAAAATTAATGAATTAACACCTTTAAGATATGGCGGTAACAAAAGAAGAAATCAAAGGAACGAAGATTATTAATGAAATCAAATCTTCTAACATTAAAAAGACAGAATACGATACTGAAACAAAAAAACTAGTTGTAGAATTCAATAGTAATATAAAATATGAATATGATGAGGTTCCTCATCAAATATACACCAAGTTCAGAAAAGCCGAATCTCAAGGTAAATTTTTCACAACAGATATTGCGAAAAACTACAAATATAAAAAACTATAATTTTTCGGGTATTTATATATCATGGGAGAATTTACTAAAATACTGAAAAGTTTTTCATTACAAGATACTTTGAACCCAAAAATTTGGGAAAACCCTGATGATGTAGAAAATTCTAAAATGAAATCAAAGGTTCGAAATGCCTTGATGAAAATCGCTGAAAAATTTATCGATTATTTAGGAGATGATGTGTTTGTTGAAGATATAACACTCACAGGTTCATTGGCAAACTTTAACTGGTCCGAATATTCTGATTTCGACTTACACATTCTTGTAGATTTTCAACAATACGAAAAGGAGTCAAAACTTTATCAACAATTATTTGACGCAAAAAAATATATTTTTAATGAAAACCATAACATTAAAATATTTGGTTATGATGTTGAGTTATATGCTCAAGATGTTGAAGAGGAACACACAAGTACTGGTCTATATTCTGTAATGAATGACGAATGGTTGGAAAAACCAAAAAAAGAATCTCCTGATGTTAATAAAAAACTTTTGGTTCAAAAAATTGATTCTTGGATTGAAAAAATCGAGAATGGTATTAAAGAGGGTAAAGATTTAGAAAAATTAAAATCCAAACTCAAAGAATATAGGAAGTCGGGTTTGGAGAAAGAAGGAGAGTTGTCGTATGAAAATTTGGTTTTCAAATTTTTGAGGAGGTCTGGTCATATCGAAAAGTTATTCGATGCTATTAATCAAGAAACCGACAAAGTTCTTTCTGTTGAAAGACAAACTATAGAATAAATTAATTATTTTGTATAATTAGTTAGGTTCGTATATTTATAAAGAAAAAAAAATGCCGTTTGTAACCTATTTGATTGCCCCATGTAGTGGAGGTTCTGCATTAAATGTGGACTTTGACAGTTCCTCATTACCTGTTGTTGGCGGAAATTATTATTTAACTTTTACAGGCGCAACCGGCGAAGGTTGTTATGAGATTGTTGATTCAGCAGAACCGGCAACCGGAGTAGATGTTGTTGCCACCATGTCTATAAATTATGGTGATTGCTCAACTTGTATAGCCGTCCCAACACCCACTCCAACAAGAACGGTAACACCAACCCCAACAAGAACAGTAACACCAACCTCAACCAATACTCAAACACCAACTCAAACACCAACAAGAACAGTAACACCAACTCCAACAAGAACAGTAACACCAACTCCATCTAATACACCAACATCAACACCAACCTTAACTCAAACTTTAACACCAACTCCGACTAGTACCCCAACTCCAACTAATACACCAACACCAACTCAAACATTAACAAGAACAGTAACACCAACTCCATCTAATACACCAACAAGAACGGTAACACCAACTCAAACACTAACAAGAACAGTAACACCAACACCAACTACTACACCAACACAAACTCCAACTAATACACCTACATTAACATCAACTCCAACCCCAACTGCAACCCCAACCCCTTTTGGTGTTCTTGATGTCAACGTTCAATATGAATATACAAATGAAATGTTAGGCTCATTCAGTGGTGGCACGTGGAATTCTTCTTTAGGAAATGCCCCACACCCAATTAGCGTAAACCAAGAAAAAAGAGTATCTGTAATCGACCTTAGTGCAATAACACTAGGTGGTTTCGGTGGTCTAAATAATTAAAACTATTAAATAACTATAAAATGGCAGATTTAAAACCAATAGGTAGTGAAAGATTAACAGGACAAGAGAAGCTCAAAAGAATCATGGAAATTGCCAGATACAAAGAGTCTTCTGTGTCAAATCTTAGCGAAACAAGCACAAAAGAATTTTCTATCAACTTGTCAGATGGTCTTGACTATCAGATAGTAAAAGAGAAACAAGGTTATATTATTAAAAAAACAATATCTGAATCTCAAACAGATTATATTGAGCCAATGAAAAATAGAAAATATCTTTCATCTTACTCACAAGCATTAAAGAAGTTAAATTTAATGGCTAAGGAACTGAATCGTGTTAATGAAAACGAGGAAGGTATCAGTATGTTTGGAGAACAAAAAAAGTTTGTCCTTAAAACACCAAAACCTGCTGAGCCTGAAATGGCACCACCGGCACCTCCTGTCGAGCCTCCTGCAGTACCTGAACTAGAATTACCACCATCTCCAGAATCTGAAGCTCCTATGCCTGATATGGCACCTGACGCAGATGCTATGGGTGATGAAGGAATGGACATGGCACCTGACGCAGATGCTATGGGTGATGAAGGTATGGGAGCACCGTCAGGTGAAGAAGTAACTTTCAAAATGATTCAAAAATTGACAGGTAAACTTACACAAAAAATCAGAGAGTATGAAGGTGATAAGGGTTTGACATCCGAAAACATAAAATATGTTATTAACATGGTGTTGTCTTCACTTGATTTAGCTAATTTGTCTGAAGAAGACAAAGAAGATGTTCTCTCAAAGTTTGAGTCAGATGAGGACATGGGTGACGATAATATGAATTCAGAAGCTCCTGAAGATGAGGACATTACAAGTGATACAGAAGTTGAAGATATACAATCAAGTATGGATGTTCCTGTTGAATCTGAAATGGAAGAATCTGATTATAGCGTGGGAGCAATTATGGATAGTATCTTCGGAGAATCTAAAGTTGATAAAGTAATTTCAAAATATTTTGAAATCAGTGATGCTGAAAAGAAATTACAAGAACAAAAAAAATCTTTAAACAAAGAAATTAAACAGAAACAATTTGCTAAGCAAGTTAATTCTATTAAAAATTTGTCAGAATCAATCGAACAAGAACTTTCTTCGAAGAAATTCTTGGAAGAGAATAAAGATTTTACTTTAATCGGTAAAACAAACAAAAAAAACTTAGTGTTTGAGAACAAAAAGGGTCAAATAAAAATAACACCTGAAGGTCTCGTAATATGAGTTATTTGATATATGTAAATGGATTAGGACCAAACTACAAAGGAGATAATATGTATGAATTCATATTTTCAGATTCTTTAGACGTTTGGGGTGAATCTTGGGAAAAAAAACCAAGTAGTTCATATCCTTCTCCACCAGAAATAAAATATATTAAAAAAGTAGGAGTTCTGAAAAACACTGATATTAAGTTAGAGTTGATTCAGAACTCCGATTTTTTTTGTATGAGCGATGCAATGGATGATATCATTGCTTTAGCTTGGGAGGGTGACGAATACAAGAACACCAAAAGATTGGTGTTTAGATTCGGTGAAGAAGAGGGTGATATCAAAAATAAATTATATGAGAATGATTTAATTCTCGAATTCGAAAAAAAAGTTGTTTATGAAAACTAATAAAAAAATTTTTACATTAATTGATGAGGGACTTTCACACAAGAGTATTTCTAAATTAACCCAATCTCAGATAGACATCTTGTTTTCAAGACTGATTTCCGAACAAGTGACTCCAGTACCTGCAAAAAAAACATACAAAGTAGGACCACAGGGTGGTAAAATAGGTAGTATATCGGTATCCCCTTCTGACCCTAACACAAAAGAAGTTATGGTCACAACTGAAGAAGAAATGTCAGAAGAAAAAAATAAAAACGATAAAAATAATCCGTGGGCTATTTGTCATAAACAACTCGGTCCAAAAAGGAACGCTAAGTTCGAGAGTTGTGTAAAACAGGTAAAAAAATCTTTGAAGGAAGGTAAGAATCCTGTATCTTTGTTTATAGAAAATAAAATCATGGAAATAGTTGAAACTAATTTACCTCCAAAAATAACAAAGAAAGATTTGGTAAAATATTTGTCTGAAGCGGAACCCGCAACAGCACCTGTGAAAGAACCTAAAACAAAGCCAGGAACTAAACAACCACCATCACCGGTTAAAACTCCTTCACACCCTGGTAAAAATCCAAATCCAGGTGTCAAAGAAGCTCCCAAGGCCATCGACGCTGAAAAAGCGAAGGAAAAAATAATCGATACAATAATGAAAATGTTAAAAAAATGAAAAAAATAAAAGAACAAATAGATTATGGTGGTAGACGTGAAAGAATGGACCCTAACCTTGAGAGAAAATTAAGGTCTGGTGAAGATATATATTCTTCTAATCCTGCAATGAGAAAAGGTTCTGAAGATGTACAAAGATTAGTGTCTAAAAGATTTGGTGACGTTGTTGATGCTTTGAAACAAGTCACAGGTATTGACGATTTATCCCCAAATCACGTTAAACAAATGTTAATGAGTGAGATGATGAATGCCACTTACGATGTAATGAGACGTGAGAGTAGACACAAAGAAGAATTAAAAGAACTCGCAAAAAAAGTAAGTTTTGATGAAACTGAATTTGATGAATCATGGGTAAATCTTGAAATGTATTTGAATGATACACCTATTGATGTTTCTAATTTTAGATATGAACCCGAAGAGGAAGAAGACGAGGATGAGGAAGAAAAACAAAATATGTCATTCCCATCGTTTGATATCGAGGATTTAACTCCACAGGAAGAACTAGAATTAGAAAAACATAAGAGAAATATTATTAACGCGCTTGTTCAAGGAGCGGCTAAAAAAGGTCACTATGTTTTCAGAAAACCCGAAGTAAAAGAAGAACTAGATTCTATTGACCCCCAACTATACCCTCTTTATAATAAGATTATGTCAATCAATGATTTTTTCTATTTTACAATGGAACAAATGATTGAAATGATGAGTCAAACAGGGCAAGGTGTTGCAGGTAAAGTTGAATTAGATGGTGGTGGAGATGATGAAGAGGGTGGTGAAGAGGGTGGTCAAGAAAGTGCTGACACCACAATTAAAGCTTATGGTATGATTTTTCCAATACTTTGCCATGAGATAATAAAAGGTATTAAAGGGGTGAATGCAAGGCATGGATATCCTCAAGACACAGAAATGGCTCAAAAGGTACTTGGTCAAACTGATTTATTATCAAACGAACCAATGCAATTGAGAATTGGTCCTGGAGTTCAAGAATTACTTAGAATGGCAATGCCTGACGCAATTTTCAAACCAGAGAACAAAGGTTTGATAAACTGGTTTGAAATGGAACTTTTCAAAATAGACGCTAAAGAATTTTTAGGTATCATGGCCGATGTAATTTCTGAAAATAAAGATAAAAATAAAAAGGCCGCTGCTAGATTCGAAGAAATCATGAAAGAAGCTCAGATACTCAAAAACGAATACGAAGAATATAAAAAACAAAAAGGTAATACTACTGATGATTCTGACGATTTGAATGATGATGACTTTGACGATTTCCTATCTAGCATGGGTATTTCAAGAGAATAATTATTTTGACAAAAGAACAACTAATAATAGAAGTTACGAAGTGCATGAGAAATACTCCATATGCACTTCGTACTTATTTACAGACATACGATAATACGGTATCAAAGTACGTACCGTTAGATTTATTCCCTGACCAAGTTAGTCTGATAGAGGACTACGAAAAATTCAATGAAAATATTGCATTAAAATACAGACAGGCTGGTGTATCGACAGTTACTGCAGCTTGGGCTTCAAAAAAGTTAGTTTTTGCAAAAAAACAAAAACCTGAAAAAGTCCTGATTATTGCGAATAAATTGGATACCTCCGTTGAAATGGCTAATAAGATTAGGTCATTTACAGAACAATGGCCATCTTGGGTTGGTGTTGGATTTTCTGTAGAAAAAAACTCACAAAGACATTTTAAATTAACTAACGACTGTGAAGTTAAGGCAGTTGCAACATCGAAAGATGCCTTGAGAGGTTATACTCCTACGATTCTTATTTTTGATGAGGCGGCGTTCATTGATGCGGACGGGGATTTTTGGTCTGCGTGTATGGCTTCACTATCTACGGGTGGTAAAGTTATTGTAGTATCCACTCCAAACGGATATGACCCCATTTATTATGAAATTTATGACCAAGCGTTAAGAAACATGAACGACTTCAAAATATCTGAAATGTTTTGGTATCGTGACCCAAGATACACAAAAGATTTGTATATGGTTAAAACAAATGATTTGGTTCATTTTTTATTAAACAGAGAAGAATATACAACAGACGTTGTTGTTGATTTGCCTGTAGATAACCCTTACGAAAGAGACCATTCTATTGTGACAGAATATATTAAACAAGGATATAAGCCTTGTTCTGCGTGGTTTGAGGGGATGGTTAAAAAACTTAAGTATGATAGGAGAAAGGTGGCTCAAGAGTTAGAATGTAACTTTTTGGGTTCAGGTGATAATGTATTTGAATCGGAAGTTCTTCAAAATATTGCACAAAATAGTTTACAAGAACCAGGTGCAAAACTTATGGGTGGTGCATTATGGATTTGGAAAGAACCTATAGTAGGACACAAGTATGTTATGGGTGTGGATGTCTCAAGAGGAGATTCAGAGGATTTTTCTTGTATTGAAATAATAGACTTCGATGAGAATGAACAAGTCTTAGAATACGTTGCCAAAGTCCCTCCTGACGTTGTTGCAGAGATTGCGTATAAGTGGGGAACAATGTATGATGCGTTTTGTGTTGTGGATTTGACAGGTGGAATGGGAGTTGCAACCGGAAGAAAATTACAAGAGTTGAATTACAAAGGATTATATGTTGATAATGTTGACGCTACAAATAAATGGAAGTGGGACCCAAAGATTAACGAGAAAATACCTGGTATAAACTTCAATAATAAGCGTGTTCAAATCATTGCATCATTCGAAGAAGCGGTAAGGCATGGATTCAAAGTTAGGTCTCACAGATTATATAACGAAATGAATACTTTCATTTATGTCAACGGAAGGCCTGACCATCAGAAAGGACATCACGATGATTGTATTATGGGAATCTCCATGGCAACGTATGTCGCCGAAAAATCCTTCCAACAACTTACTAAAAATTTAAATCAAACTAAAGCGATGATTGATTCTTGGTCGATATCCGTCAATGAAAATAAAAACTCGTCACAATTTTTTAATCCTATGATACCTCAAACAAATGATAAATCACGATACTTTCCAAATCAAGGACCTAGCAGAAGTGATTATGAAAAATATAAATGGTTGTTCCATTAGACATTACTATTTATATTATCAAGGAAAAAAGTAAAATTAGAAAATGGCGGATAATAATTTAACAGTTTGGCAACGACTAGGACAAGCATTCGGACCTAATTCATTATTGGGTCAAGATTATCCTACGTTCAAATTTGATAAAAAAGAGTTATTAAGAACTCAAGATAAAGCAACATACGAAAGAGAAAAATTACAAGCACAACAAACTTTTTACATTGCAAATCAATGGGCAAAGATTGAGAATAACCTTTATTCCCAAGCAATTTATTATGAACCGTCAAGACTATCTGCAACCTATGACTATGAATCAATGGAGTATACTCCTGAAATTTCAGCAGCTTTGGACATTTATGCTGAAGAATCCACAACAGTAAATGAAGATGGATTTATGCTTCAGATTTATTCTGAATCAAAAAGAATTAAAGCGGTATTGGCTGATTTGTTTAATAATACATTGGATATAAATACAAATCTTCCAATGTGGACAAGAAATACCTGTAAATACGGAGACAATTTTGTCTATTTAAAACTTGACCCTGAAAAAGGAATTGTTGGTTGTCAACAATTACCAAATATTGAAATAGAAAGACATGAAGTAGGAATGATGGATAAAACTCCTGTAGTTCCAGGTAAAACTGAGGCAAAAAGACAATTAACTTTTGAGTGGAAAACAAAACAAATGGTTTTTCAAACTTGGGAAATTTCACACTTCAGATTACTCGGAGACGATAGAAAATTACCATATGGAACTTCCATGTTGGAAAAGGCAAGAAGGACTTGGAAACAACTTCTGTTATCTGAGGATGCCATGATGATTTATAGAACATCAAGAGCACCTGAAAGAAGAGTTTTCAAAGTTTTTGTTGGAAACATGAATGATGAAGATGTGGAAGCATATGTTAACCGTGTTGCGGATAAATTCAAAAGACAACAAGTTGTTGATTCCAAAACAGGTAATGTTGATATGAGATTCAACCAAATGGCGGTTGACCAAGACTATTTCATACCAGTTAGGGACCCAGCAACACCATCTCCAATTGAAACTTTGCCAGGAGCAACGAATTTATCGGAGATTGCGGATATAGAATATATTCAGAAAAAATTATTAACCGCCCTTAGAGTACCAAAAGCATTTTTAGGTTTTGAAGAAGTTGTTGGTGATGGTAAAAATCTTTCACTGCAAGATATTCGTTTTGCAAGAACTATCAACAGGATTCAAAAGTGTATGATTCAAGAACTTAATAAAATTGCAATCATACATCTATTTTTGTTAGGATTCGAGGATGAGATAGATAACTTTACAATTGGTTTATCTAACCCATCAACTCAATCTGATTTGCTTAAAATTGATGTTTGGAAAGAAAAAGTTTTACTTTATAAAGATTTGGTTTCGGACCCTGGTAATGGAATCTCGGCCACATCAGCTACATGGGCTAAGAAACATATATTTAATTTCTCCGATGATGAAATTAGGACTGATTTGTTACAACAAAGATTGGAAAAAGCTATCGGTGAAGAATTGAAACAAACCCCAACAGTAATTAGTAAAACAGGATTGTTCGATAATATTGATAAACTTTATTCTCAAGCTAGTGGAGGAACTGTATCAAATTCTGGTGAATCTTCACCTGAGTCTTTTGGAGGGTTAGAACCTTTGGGACCTGAACCTGGTATCGAGCCAGGTGGAGCTCCACCACCACCTCCGCCACCCGAAGGTGAAGCAGGAGTAACACCAGAATCTAGAATTGAAAGATTAAATATTTTGGTGGAAAATAATATATTAGAAGGTGCAAGTTTTATTAATTTGGGACAAGGTAGAGATTCTTTAGGAGAAATTGATAAAGAACTTGATAAGTTATTAAATCTGTAATATTTATATTGAAAACAAATAAAAATTTATATGACATTCGGTTTAATAAAATCAATAATAGAGGAGAATCTCTTGGAATCTTACAAAGATGAAAAATCTTTTAAAAGAGCAATGAATGAGTTCAAACAAAATGTTTTGAATAATAAAGACATTTCCAAAGTTTATGCTCTATATGATGAACTTTCTAAACCACAAGGTCTATCTTTAGATGATGCAAAAGATTATCTATCAGAAGGAATTTCAGTAATTCAAAAATTACTCGAAAAAATAAAATTACCTAAAGTAATTGGAGAATCGAAGATTATTAACAAATACAAGTTAATTGATGATTTAATTTATCTTAATAATGTTATTAATTTATCCGAGAGAGTTGAAATAAAAAAGCAACTCATCAAAAATCTACAAGGAAAATCAAAAATTACTGAAAGTCATATAAACATTCCAATAAGTAGTATGGTTAAGATTGCAAATCAAACAATCAACAGCTACATTGATGGATTAGATGAAGAGTCAAAAAAAGAATTTTTCGAAATTATTAAAGAAGATAGTTCTACTTTAGAAAACAAATTTGTGTCCTTGAAAGAAATGGCGTTAGCTAAATTGACCCCTTTGGTTGAGATGCAAAACGACAATGATACAAAAATCAAAATTGAAGAGACAATCAAAAAAATAGAGGAAGATAATTTTAGTCAACTTAACTTCTTGAAGTTAAGAAAACTACATCAGTCTCTCTAAGAATTTTTAATCTTCTGAGTATAAATCGCCTTTAAAACCTGTTTTCTTTTTACTACAGATTTTTTTACGTACTGTTTTTTGTCAAACAATTTTTGTTGTTGTTTAGTCTTAATAACTTTTGACTTAAGTACTTTTAACGCCTTTTCGACACTATCGTTACCTTTTATTTCAATAATTAACATATATTACAAATATCGCGATTTATTTAAAACTTTGACTAACAAGTTATATTATGTTACATTTACAAAAAATAAACTAAGTAATATGAAACTGAATGAAAAAAGGGAAAAGTGTGAAGATGAATCTATCAACATCGTTTAAATCTATGTATGGTACTGTAGATTCTAAAAATTTAAAATCGTTATATATAAACATACAATCATGGGTTTCACCTAAAACAGAGTTGGATAATTGGAATAGAGTTGTTTGTAACTTAAGTAGAGAACTAAAACACACTGTGTTTGAATCAATAGATACTTCAGTATTTGTAAAAAACTCCATAGTTGATTTAGACTTGAGAACGAGCGGAATATGTTCAAGAAAAAAATCTTTTTTTAATTTAGAAATTAATCTTTTTTTAGGTAAAGAATTAGATTTCAAATCATCAGAGTTAAAAGATTCTATAAGAAGAATTGTTAGAAATATTCAAAACACCAACATATCAAACAACAACTATTTCGATTTTTCCTTAACTAAAAAGTAAAATTCCTAAACTATTGGCTAATTGAAATATTTATTTTAAAAATAGTTAATGGAAAAAAAATTAAAAATCCTTGAAGCTCATGAAGTCGGTCATGGAATTTTGATAGAGATGGATGCGGGATTTGTTTCTCCTGTCTCAGGTGAAAATTTGAAATTTATCAAAGAAGGTAAACAATTTGATTATAGAAACCCTTTTGAATTCTACGCAGTATTACAAAAATATGATACACCAAATAGAAATGGTAGAACTTATTCTGAAAAAATATTGAAAAGAGAATCAGAAAAATATAAAATGTTAATCGAAAAAGGTTTGGCAACATCAGAGTTAAACCATCCAGAATCATCTTTAATTGATTTAGATAGAGTATCTCATGCTATAACTGATATATGGTGGGACAAAAATATTTTGATGGGAAAAATAAAATTGTTAACTTCTCCAGGTTTTCATGAAAGTGGAATTGTCACAACTAAAGGTGATATTGCAGCGAATTTATTGAGACAGGGAGTAACTTTAGGAATATCATCAAGAGGGGTAGGTTCTTTAAAGAAAGTAGGAGATAGAAATGAAGTTCAAGATGATTTCGAATTAATATGTTTTGATTTGGTTTCTTCACCATCAACTCCTGGTGCATATCTTTTTGATGATATGAATGAAAGAGATAAGTATGATGAAAATTTAGAAGAAGAGAAAAAAATAAAACTTAGCTCAGAACCAAAAATGAACCAGTCTATTGATTTAATGAAAAAATTAACCGATTATTTATCAAAATAATAAAGATGGATGAGAAGTATTTTGTTGCGAAAGTAACATATGATTTACCTGACGATAATACGGGTAAAATTAAAAAAATCAGAGAAGAAAAACTTGTTAAAGGTTATTCTGTAACAGATGTCGAGGCGAAAGTTACAAAAAAATACGAGAGTTTTTCTTATGATTGGAGAATAACTTCAGTATCGGAAAGTAAAATAGATGAAGTTATCGAAGGTTAAAAATCTATAAAGTGGTCAAATTTGACCACTTTTTTTATGCTTATTATTTAATAATTTATTCAGAATAACTTACAAAATAAACTTTTTTCAACAAAGGAACTATTTATTGAGTAAATAAAAAATAATTATGCAAGAAAATAAGAATCTTGTTGAAGAGGCACTTATTCAAATGAAAAATGTTGAAGAAGCTATCGCCGAAAATGCAAAAGGAATACTTGCTTCTACTATGAAGGAAGAAATCAACCAATTAGTAAAAGAATCTCTTACTGAACAAGAAGAGTTGGATTTAGATGCAGAAGTTGATACGACTGATGCTGATGACGAAGATGATACAGATGTATCTTTAGATACTAACTTCTCTGACGATGACTCAGATGAGATGGAAGTAGATATGGATATGAAGGTTGACTCTGATAATCCAATGGATTTACGTGACGCATCCGACGAGTTTATTTTGAAAGTATTTAAGTCTATGGGTGAAGATGACGGTATCATCGTAAAAAAAGATGGTGACGACATTCATTTGACTGACAATAATACAGATTCAGAATATCTTGTACAGCTCGGTGAATCTGAAGAAGAAAATTATGAAAATATGGAATACAACGAAGAAGAAGACAAAGAGGTTCAAGACGTAATAGATGCTATTTTCTCCGACAGTTCTGATGTTTCTGATTATTCAGGTTCAGACGATACTATGGGTGACGAAGAAGTTGTTTACGAAATTGAATTTACTGAAGACGATGATTCTGACGATGAAATCGAAGAGTCTGAAGAAATGGACGAATCTGATGATATGGAAGAGTCTGAAGAAATGGACGAATCTGATGATATGGAAGAGTCTGAAGAAATGGACGAATCTGATGATATGGAAGAGTCTGAAGAAATGGACGAAGAAGATTTGCAGATGGACGAATCTTATAACCATAAGAAGTCAAAGAGAGTAGAAACAAAAGAAAGTAAAATGTCCGTTAAACCTAAAGGTGTTGGAATGGGTAAAGCTAAATTCTCATATAAGAAATCATCAGGTGGTTTCAGTGAGGACAAAAAAGAAGGTCCTAAAACTATGGGAACAGGCAAAGCCAAATTCGAATACAAGAAAGGTGAAAACATGGAAGGTACAATGAAACCTTTGAGAAAGAAAGTTGAAACTAAAGAGGCGGCTCGTTCTTACGCTTTCGGTTCTAAAGACAAATCGAGAGGTCTTAGAAAAGGAGTTACTCCTAATAGGAATTTAACTTTCGAGTCATTGGAAACAGAAGTTAGTTCTTTGAGAGAAAAGAACGAAGAGTACAGAAAAGCATTAAATGTGTTTAGAGAGAAACTTAACGAAGTTGCTATTTTTAACTCTAATCTAGCATATGCTACAAGACTTTTCACTGAACACTCAACAACTAAAAAAGAAAAAATAAACATTCTTAGAAGATTCGACGATGTTGATTCGATTAAAGAGTCTAAAGGACTTTATAAAGTTATCAAAGAAGAATTAACTAAGACTGATACAAAATCACTAAATGAATCTGTTGGTAACAAACTAACAAAATCAGTACAATCAGGTTCATCGACTACTCTAATCGAAAGTAAAACTTACGAAAATCCTCAATTTATGAGAATTAAAGATTTGATTACTAAGATAGGGTAAAAAAAATAAATAAACAAGAAAAAATAAATTTCACAACATGGGAGCTTTATTAGAATCAGGTCTTGTTGGTAACATCGGTCTTAAGCACCTTAAAGTTATCAAAGAAGACACAATCAACAAATGGAATGGCCTAGGTTTCTTAGAGGGACTTAAAGGTCACATGAAAGAGAACGTTGCTCAACTTTATGAGAACCAAGCGTCTCACTTAATCAACGAAGCATCAACAACTGCTGACTCAGGTGCTTTCGAAACTGTCGTATTTCCAATCATCAGAAGAGTTTTCTCTAAGTTATTGGCTAACGACATCGTATCAGTACAAGCAATGAACTTACCAATCGGTAAATTGTTCTATTTTGTACCTAACATCCAAAATTATGCAGCTGAAAATGCACACTACTCACCTTACGGAGCACCAAATGGCCCAGCTGACCCTAACACAGGATATGACTGGAACACTGGAAGAGACCTTTATGATAGATTTTATGAAGGTAATGAGCCAGCGTTAGACCCTCCAGGTCTTTTCGATTATTCTAAAGGTCAGTTTTCTGCTATAACAGGTGGCGCAGTAACAGCGAGTTGGAATAGCACAACATTAAATCTAGACCCTGCAGCATACACTGTGGGAGGTGGTCCTGATGGTGGTGCTTACAGAAAAGTGTTGATTATTATGTCAGGTTTTGCTCAAGTAGCGGCTGGTAAGTTAATCGGACCAGATGGTAATCCAATGGACAATGAATCATTCTTGTCTGATTTGACTATTTACGGTTCTTCTCAAAATGCTTACACATCAGGAAACACAACAAATCCTTATCTTTTCAGAGTTGTAACTCAAAGATATGGTAAAGGAATCGTTCAGTATGGTAGTAATAACGACATATTGACGTTTCCAGGTTCAAAAACAGGTGGAGGAGCTTACGATAACATCTGTGACGTAAACGGTCTTATCTATCTTGAGGTTGACCTTCAAGTACCTTGTACTGTAGGACAAAACTCACTTGACGGATATTCAGGTTCAACTTTCGCTTCTTCAACAGCAGTAAACAACGCGTTTGTTCCTGTTTATAGAATCTACAAGAATCTTGAATTCGAAGATAAAATCGGTGAGGTTTCATTTGACCTTCAATCAGTAACAGTTTCTGTAACTGAAAGAAAATTAAGAGCACAATGGTCACCAGAAATGGCACAAGACGTTGCTGCATTCCACAACATCGACGCTGAAGCTGAATTGACAGCTTTATTGTCTGAGCAAGTTGCTGCTGAAATCGATAGAGAAATCTTGAGAGACCTTAGAAAAGGTGCGGCTTGGAACTTGAGATGGGATTACAACGGTTGGAAGAGACTCGGAACTAACGCTGTTCCTTATACTCAGAAAGACTGGAACCAAACTCTTATCACTGCAATCAACCAAATTTCAGCTCAAATCCATAAGTCTACTCTTAGAGGTGGTGCTAACTGGATTGTTGTATCTTCTGAAATCAGTGCAATTTTTGATGACTTGGAGTATTTCCACGTTTCAAACGCAGCTCCTGAACAAGACCAATACAACATGGGTATTGAAAGAGTTGGTACACTTGCAGGTAGATATCAAGTCTACAGAGACCCTTACTTCCCAGCTAACCAAGTTCTTCTTGGTCACAAAGGAACGTCTCTTCTTGACACTGGTTACATCTACGCACCATATGTACCTTTACAACTTACTCCAACAATGTACAATCCGTTCAACTTCACACCAATCAAAGGTATCATGACTAGATACGCTAAGAAAATGGTGAACAACAGATTCTATGGTAGAATCACAGTTGACGGTGTAAGAACATTTGACTTGAGAGAGTTGAGATAGTATATCTTTAACCAAAATACCAAAAGGGTCCTTCGGGACCCTTTTTTTTGTTTTATGAAGTATTTATAGTAAAGTTTTTAATATGATTAAGCAAACATGGGTTGTGAGTGATGATGAAAAAAGGAGAATTATATCACTTCACGAAAATGCAACAAAAAGACAATATTTGATAAAAGAACAAGATAGTGGTAGTACAGTAAATGAAAAATCTTGGACTTTATGTGAAACGATTATTTCACAGTCAGGTGATAAGTATTTTGCAAAATTATCTGACGGACAGACAATAGAAATACCAAAACTAAGCCAAGTTTCAGGAACTATTCAGCGTGGGCAATTAATGTTAAGTCAAGTCACACAAAATGGACTAACTGTTGGTAAACTCATGAGTTCTACAACAACTTGTCTAAATAAAAGCCCTTTGGCGAAATATGGAAATTATGAGTGGTTCTGTTATTATGATGATTTGAGTAGAACTTTAGTTGGCGAGAGAGGTCAAGAAAAATATGTCAATAACCATAAACCGATATACGGTGTATTGGCATCAGATGGTAGTTTAAAAATAGGACTTGATTTTGCACCTGAAGAAATATTAAAAGATAAAAACGGTTTAACTTTACAATACGGGGTTAGTAGGTCAAAATCATTTGTATTTGAGGTTTCTCCGGCAATGGAGGGAAATCCTGTAGTTGAAGGAGAAGGACCGGTTACACCAACTAATCCTCAAACAGAGACTATTGAATTAAACATTGAAAGTCCATTTGTTTTTGATAGAACAAATTTAACTCCCGAAGCTCAACAAAAATTCAATCAGTTTGTTGAGGACGTTAAGAAAAACTATCAAGGAGTTTCAGGTAATGTTGATGTTATAACATCCGCATCCATTGATGCAGACCCTGTACAGAAACAACAATATAATATGGATTTATCAACAAGAAGGGCAAATACAATTATTGAATTATTAAAATCTTCTTTGGGTAAAACATCCCTCACCTTTACACCAAGGCCGATAGGGCAAACAGACCAGTTTGCACCAGGAATGAAATGGCCTGAAATAAAAGATAATAACAGAACATCACCAAATAGAAGATTGATTATTAAATTACCCAAAATAACAAGAGAAGTTAAATAACTACAAACCCCACTTAAATGTGGGGTTTCTTTTTTAGTTCAATATATAGATTGATAAATCCTCAATGTCTTTATTGTTAGTGGAATACAAAATAATTATCTTATTTGGTTTTTCGGTTTTGAACCCATTAATTTTTTTATATTCACTCAATTTAGATACCCCCCCAAACTTAGACCAATTGATGTAAGTGTAGGTATGATTTGATAGATAATCTTTTGTTGTATATTTCGAATAGGTTTCGTCATATTTTATTCTATAGAAAGATGATGTATCTACATTATTGTTTCGAAATATCTTTTCTAATTCAATACGAGAATTAGTGGTTAGTTTTTGAATCAAGTTGTGTTCATAATTGCCGAAACAGTATGTTTCCAATTCAATCGGGTGTGATTGTGAATATGAAAATACAATTATATGTGAGAAAAAGAGTAACAAAAATATTTTTTTCATTCTTAATATTTTATTTACAATAATATAAAATTTTTTTTAAAAAAAAAATTATTTATCAATATCGCGAATAAAGTGTTTTTAGAACGATTCCTTGACATTAATAAAAAGTTTGAGTTAGTACTTGCAGAGTCGAAAATACCTCCTAAAACAGGTCTAAAATTGATTTATACAGGAATGTTTTGGTTGGAGCTCTATAAAAAAAATATAATAAAATAAAGTTTAAGAAAAAAGGGTCACGTGAGACCCTTTTTTTATCGAACAATATTTGGTTTTGTATCCAAAATATAAACAACGCAATAATATTAATTCCTGTCTTTTAGGTTCAAAAAAATCATCACGGACGGGTTTATGTCCGTCAAATATTAACTTAGTGTTCTCACTCTCCAATTGGATTATTCTCGACATTATCTGTGTCCTGTCTTGTTGTGTCATCATAAGAATATATTTCTTTATTAAGTATTCTCAAACATTTAGAAATTATCTCAGATTCGGTCAAACTGAAAACATTTTTTGAATGTGCCATTACGAGAGCTTGTGACAAAATGAATATACTATTATTTAACTCCAAATTATCAATAATCTGTTCTACGGATTCTTCTGAATAATAAGCCATAGTCTCAAATAAGAACCCTAAAGGTTGTTTGCTTTCCATATATTTATATTATATGAATAAAAAACGTATTAGTGAAGTAACTGGGTCATCTAGTTCAGGAAATTTCAAAGTTCCAATAGTTTTGGCGCCTGAATTATGGAAAGAAGACCAACTTGCACCTTTCACAAAGCAAGTTTCTAACTACTCAAATGCGGAACTCGCATATGAAGAAATGGATGGTGATTTCAAACAATCACCACAAGAAAGAACCAAAATAGAAAATAAAACAAAAAAAATATCAAAATTGGACCAATATCTTAAAAAATTTTATACAGGACAAACCGATGAGGACGGTGGTAATATTACAGATATAGAATCCCCTTCAGAAATAATTGATAAAGTAGTTGGTCCTCTCAAAGAAGAAAAATCATTTTTGAAAGAAGATTTAGCGGTTTGGTTTGGAACCAAGAAAAAACCTAAAGGTAGTAAACAACCTTCAGGGCCTTGGGTTAACATATGTAGGAAAAAAGAAGGTGGTGGTCACCCTCCATGTGGTAGGTCAGAGGCCAAAAGCAGTTCTTATCCAAAATGTAGAGCAAGAAGTGTTGCAGCGAAGATGACGGACTCTCAAAAGAAATCGGCATGTGCTCAAAAAAGACGTGAAGAAAAGACCAACCCAAAAACAGGTACAGGTAACAAACCTAAAATGGTGTCATACAAACCAAGAAAAACAGAGTCCGTTAAAGACTTAATTAAGAAATTATTAAAAGAACATTTATCAAATAGACTCTAAAATATTTTTTAAAGAGTTTTGTATATTCATTCTAAACTCTGTTTCTAAAGAGATTCTTATGGTGTCTAATTTATTATCGAACTCTGATATAATCTCTTTATATGCATCAGTATCCTCAATAACCAAGGTGTAACTATATATGTGATTAATAATATTAATCACCATATTTTCAATCATGATGAACATTCTGAGTTCATCATTTTTGATAAATCTTTTTTGTGATAGAGGTGCTAAAGTTAAAACAGAACTTTCGTTCTCGATTAATTTTTTTACTATCTTAAGACAAAATTTTTCTTCCTCGGTTATTGGGGGCTTAGGGTCAAATTTATCTTGTAGATAAAGATAAATTTTGTACATAAGTTTAGGTATGTATCCTACAACATTTGTTTTCATGTTGCAAATATAGTCATTTTAAGAGTTATTAACAATAAGAACCCGAACAATGTTTTTTCCCGTCCAATCCAGGTTGGTCGCCTTTACATACTTGTACTCCGTATCCGTTAGCATATGCTGAAGGATAAACTTTGAATTTTGCCTTTGCTGCTGATTTGCCTCTTGCACATAATTTTGTTCCTGTTTTTTTTCTACCTTCAGTTATGTCTTCATATTCTATATATGATTTCATTTTCTTTGTTTCATTCATCAGAAAGTCGAAAACTTGGTCCATGTTTGTTTTAGCTTCACTTATATGGTCATCCGCCCAATCATGTCCGTTTTGGATAATTTCATCAACCATACTAGGGTCCATTTCTAAAAGAGCATCAATTTGTCTTTTCATTTGTTCTAAATTAGAAAAAAACATATAATTTTCTTCTCTTTGTTCCGATAAAACTTTTTTTATAATATTTGTCAAATCAGATTCCGTTAATTTTACAACTTTTTCCATAATTTTTGGTTTTACTTTTCTTGCGTGTACATAAATCACTCCTATCAACTCTTTGGATTCAAAAGGAGGTTCCATGTTTATTTTTGTTGCGTCATTTGCAAAATTTATCAATTGAGTTAATTGTTTCGAGTTAATTTTTCTTTCTCTACCTGACCTACCAGTAAGTATTAGACCATCGTTAGTTATTTCTAACTTTGCAATATTAATTTCAAAGTTTTTTAATTTACTTTCACCCCTCAACTCAATATGTACGGGAATATTTTGTCTATTGAATATTATTAAGTCTCCTGTTTTTGGGTCGAAAGTTATTTTTGTTTCTCCTAAGTTTACCAAGTCAGCCATTATTTTTTATTTACAATTTGGAAAGATAATTGTTTTTTATAAGTATCAACTTCACCACTAATATTAACTTTTATGTCTATGTAATATTGGTTAGGTATTTTGTCTCTTGTATCAAAAATAAAATAATATTCATTTGGAGTCCTATTTATTTTCGTCCAATCTTGAACCTGTACTTCTGTATTTCCTTCTCTAACATATATTCTGTAGAACGCGTCTATGTTTTGTAGTAGTTGTTGGGTAGTGTAAGCCTTTTTGATTGTAACACCAACTTTTCTAATATCAGTGTTAAGTATTTTTTCATCTTGTAAAATTCCATAAAAATCAAAACCAAACTTTTCGGGTTCTCTTGTAAGTGAACCTATTTGTATTTTACTTGAATAATTTTTAAGTATAAATTGATTTGTAACATTAGGTATTGATTGTCCGTTTATCGTTAATCCTGACCAAATGTCAAAAAATTCACATGGAGATGTATATGCACTAAATCCGTTAGGAACTACTACCTCATAAACTCCCTTTGTCCTCAAACAAGTACTCAAAGAACCCATACTTGGAACCACACTACCCGCTCTATCTTCGATTCTAACATATGGTGTAGAATCTAAATTTACAGGTATTCCATTTTCAAATACATAGAGGTATAATTTATTTACCTGATTTTTAACAAAAGTATTTCTGTCGTCTAAAATTAAATCGTCATAATCGGTAGACAGATATGGTTGATAAAAGGTTTGTGTATGACGAGTAAAAAATCCAACAGAATATGAGTCAGTTAATCCTGTAACGTTTTCCATGTCTGGTTTATATGCAACCCCCCATCCTGTCACACCTGTTATTGTTCCGAATATGATACCATTGATTTCATTAGTCATATCAAAATTGATATCTTCATTACCAAATTGGAAATGTTGTGTGTCGACAATAGTTAGTGCAGAATAATTAACCGTTCCTTGATTTTTATTGTTATATATACCATTTTCTGACCAACCAGATAAGTTTGTATTTTTATACCAATTTGATGGTCTTGTTGAATAGGACCTATCGTCTACGTATGTAATAGGATATAAACCACCATTAATACCGTTTTGATTGTTATTTGTTTCTGTAAAATCATATCCGACACCTTCATCCCATAATTGTGGTAAACCTGTGCTTCCTGATATTTTTGGTATTCTGAATAAAATTAAATCAAAAGAAGATGCTCTTCTTCTACCATCAGACATCTCAGTATTTAAAAGTTCTTGTTCAAATGAAGAAGTGTTCGTCATCTGAAGTGTGTGTGTCATAGCTGAAGTACAACCAGTAGAAATATCACCCGATTCTAATTTTTCTCTAAGTAAGTCCAAATCTAAATCGAAGATAAATCTGGTGTAACCGTAATTTGGGACTACCCAACCCGAAGAACCAAAATTTAATTGCGTAACAGGGTTTCTACCTGTATTGGCATAGGAGTTGGAAATGATTGTGTTATTTTTGTTAATATATGACCTTAATAATGACATTATCTTTTAACATAAATATCAATTCAATCGTATATTCTCATTCAATATTTTGTTTGCAGCATTTTGAAGTTCTGTCAGTATCTGTGTTGAGGTTGACCCATCATATCCCACAGGTAATGGAGGGAGACCAGGAAAGGAATGTGTGTGAGTTATTAGGTATCTAACAATAAGATTTATTAACTCCATCAGTTCTTCTCCTCTAACCAAACTTGATGTTTTTGGTAATATTTCTGTAACATATTTTGCATCTGAAATACCATATGCAGTGTCACTGAAGTTAATTGGTTCCAAACCAAATTTGTTTGATTGTTGAGAAAGTAAAAATAATTTATCGGCTCCTAGACTTGCATAAGTTACGGGATTATCCGTATAATCATAAACATTACCTTTGGTTTTTTTAATTGATACTGGAATACCTACTTTACCTTGAGTGTATATTAATCCATATCCAGCATTTGTTGCGGTATTATTTAATTTAATTTCGCCATAAATCGCTGAGGCATTTTTCTGCGAAATAGTTCCTGTAGCTGATGTTGATGTGATAACTTCATAAAAAGATGGTGAAGGTCTATAAAATATAGGGAATTTTTGTGACGATGAGAAAATTTCTCTCCCATTTATCCTATTTTTGGAATTAAGTCTGTTAATTGTTGTGTTAATGAAATTGATAGTATCAGACATCGGTAATGCTCTGAACTCCTCAACCAATATTAGTGATTTTAAATCATCTATATTAGAATCAACTTTTAAATTTTTAGAATTGACTCTAGTATCGGGTTTTAATTTATAGAGATAGACATACCCACTAAACGCGTTTTGACCTGTTTGAGAATTTATTTCATTTTCAGGATTTATAATTACATATTCAATCAAATAGTTTGACAATACAATATTTTCAAATATTTCTGAAAAAACTTTTTGAGCCCTCAATACCCTATTTCCATCGAATTTTGTGAGCTGTAGAAAAGCTCCTTTATTATTTACAACAGGCGGAAAATTAGGTTGGAAATTACCTTTGATTTTATTTGCTCTAATCAGTACTCCATTTTCTTTAACAATTATATCTGAATTTCCTCTACCCAATATTGCATTGTCACCTGGTTCAGGAAAAACACCTTTTGATGCACTATTTGGATATGTACCATCTTGATTTTTAACTGGTATCGGGTCAGTGTATTGTACACCAATACCTGTGAATTTTTGAGAACCAACAAAGTATTCAAATGGTGCCCTATTAGGGCTGGAAAACATTGCTTGTATGTAGAACTGATTTCTATACTTAAACTCATTGTTATAATATAGAACATTTATTAACTCTTCCACTTTTGGAACCTGATAAATGAAGAAAGGTAGAAGTGGGTTGAAAATGAATGGGTCTCTAGCTGTCCATGCATCTTTTTCCTCGTTAAACGGAGGGTTTCTAATACTTTTTACAATATCGGAATAGTTGTCAGATATTAATTTAGCTCTGACTCTACCTAACATAAGAGGGTCTTGATTATCAAGAACAACACATTGATATAAAAGTTGATTACTCATTATTTCTTGATTGGTATTCTTTTAACATAGAATTGTATAATTCTTCTAATTTATCTAAATAATAAGACATGTTTATTAAATTAGACTTAGTTGTTTCAAAATCTTTTGTTACGATATCCATATATTCTATTATTTTCGAATTTGGAATATTTTTAATGTTTTTTTGTTCTGATAATATATTATCAAAGTCTTCTTTAGTCATATTAAATCTTTTTACCAACAGTTGATATTAGTCCGAAAGGTGGTGGAAGTTTAACTGCAGTTTCAACCTTACCATTATCAGACTCTTCTTTATCTATACCTGTAATCACTGATTTGACGAATAAATTCATTAAATTAATTTCACCGCCAGGCAAAGCACCTGTGGGTATACCTAATTTTTGTAATTGTTGTATCGTATTTAAAGTAGCTCTTTCAGGTGAAAATCCTGGAAGTAAAAATGCCAACAAATTCAAAAATGCGGGTATTCTAAATACTGAATTTCCACGATAAGAACTAATCAAGTTCAACAATAAACTTATTTCATCTAACAATGACTTGCACTTTCTGTAATCAGTAATAAATCTTGCAACAACATATGCCAGCTGAACCAACTTTAAAATTATTGCATATTGTTTTGCGGTTTGGGTTCTTTGTATATCTCGTATAATAACTGTTAATAAATTAAAAATATCTCGTTTGAGTAATTCAAAAAGTGTTTCAACAAATAAGGCACCTATCTTTGTTACAAATGAGATAATGAAACTTTTATACTTTTTTATAAAGTCTACTGCATTTGAAATGACATTATCTACTTGTTGTCCAACTGTGGTTCCAGATTGTAAGAAGGTATTTGCAGAACTAATTACGTTGTTTACAGATGATATTGAATTATTTAATTGATTTACCGCACCACTTTGTACCTCATTCAACATAACAAATAACGGTAATAATGCCTTTGGACTCAAAACTGCGGAAGCCAATGCGATTGGTAAATTTTTTATGAAGTCTCTGTTTATTGAAACTTCTAAAGACGCACTGTTTGGTACTAAAATTTTCCATTTAGCAAATATGGATTCCACAATGTTATCCATAGAATTAACTAACTCATCGTTAGTTTTTCCAGAACTTTGTGATGCAAATTTGGTTATTTCATCAGCTATTGCATCAGCATCTACCGGAAGTTTAATATTGTCGCAATCTTGAAATACCGCTACACCTTGTTGTACGTTGGATATCTGTAATTCGATATTTCGTAAATCTACTTCTGTAAATTCAAAAAAACTTTCGTCTACTCCGTCTAACTCTCCTATTTTGGAAATCCCACTAACGTCTATTTCTCGTCTGTCGTCAAAACAAAGTCCCAAAATTCTTTGTAACAAAAGTGCAAACTTACTTTGTGTGTCTATTTCACCGACACCTATTTTACCTTTAATCGATACAAAACCTACCATATAGTTAATCAGTACCGCCATAACCTGTGGAAAACTAACAAGTCTTATTGTTGAATAATAATCAGTTATGAATTGTCCTACCTGATTGATTGGGTATCCAGAGGTTGTATTTGATGTTCCTCTATCCAATAAAAAAAGTCTAAAATAGCTACCAGTAACATCATATGAGTTCGATTCGGTAAAATTCAAATCGAACAAATTTTTTCCCGATTTACCAAAATAATATTTACCGTAATAATCATTATAAGTTTGACCGGGAGATAAACTCATTCCTCTTAACATTCGATTGACAGGAAACTTAATTTTACCTCCGTATGGAACAAACTTATCGCTAGTTGATGGTGTTTCATTTTCATAAAACATTTTACCCAAAACACTAGACGTATCCAATTTTAACATACCTAATAAATCGATACTCTCCAAAGGAACATAATTGCCATCGCTTTTTGGTAATAAACTTAAAGAAGCAACTGCGGTGTTGTTTGGTGAAATACCTTTATATGTTTGTTCTTGAGAACAACCTAAGGCCTTGATAACTTCTTTTGTTAGTATTTCGGTTATTTTAGGTTCTATTGTAACTAAAGTCTGTAATAGTGCTCTCCTTAGATATTTGAATGTTTCAGGTCCACTTCCTCTTGTTGTTGTCAACAAATCCACCATTCTATCCATAGAATTTGGTGCGTCTCTCTGATACCTTTTTTGTTGTTCGCTTATTTTATTCAGTTGAGACGACACATTATCTCCAACTTTACTGAAAGAACTACCACCTTTTTTTAATATTTGCTTTTCTGCGTTGGAAGTTTCGTTGTAGTCCTTCAACGCCTTAATAGAACTTTCAATATTCTGTTGTTGTTGATTTAAATCTAAACCCATATAAATTAAATTTTATAGGACTTCTCATCATTTGAAACGTCTTTTTCTATTAGATTTTGTATTAAATCATCATCCAAATCTGCCAACGAAAACGATTCGGTCGAATTGTTTGATTTTTCCCATATTGACGATTGTAATTTTGAAAGACTAAGTTTCTTTTCGACACAATCATTTATTATTTTCTGTTGTTTTTCTATAACAGGTCCTATAAGAGTCATATCCTCAGGGTCTTTCATCATAGATAACATTTTATTTTGAATCCTGATTGCGGTATTCCTTTGTTCAACCAATTCGTTGTATATTTCTTGCATTAACGCAAGAATGCTGTCTTTCGTAAAATTTATTTCTTTTCTTTGAGGTTTAGGCATACCTATAAATAGTTTTCAATAGTTTTTTAATCTAGTCTGGGTAAAAACATAAAGTTTTTTAAACTTTTTTATGGATGTACGTATTTCTTTTGTTGAAAGATTTGTCATCTCTCTCAATGACAGTAAAATAATGTTTTTATTAAACTTGTTATTATCAGTGCTAGAAAATATTGTATCGTAATTATCGAATAGGTCAACCAAAGCAAACCCTAATCTTTTTTCATTGTCGTTTAAATTCTCTTTATCTATAAATTCTTTTAACTCTTTTGTATAAACTGATATAACAAAATCCATACCTAATATATCATTGTCTATTGTGTATATCATGTCAGGTCTTTGTTCCAACGACGATGAAACATCTTCGTAAGAAATTTTTCTATTTGTTTCTTTTTGGTCTTTGATAATTTGACCCATTAAATAATTTTTACATATCGTACCGAAATACGAATATGCTTTTTTATTTTTTGAAGGTTTGAATTTATCTACTTTAGTCATCAGAAATGAATGAGTATCGGCATGGATTTCTTGAAAATCCATATCTTTTCTGTATAACTTATACCTACGTATGATAGATGAAATCATCTTATCTAAAGGTCCCCTTAAGAATTTATTGTATATTTTGTTTTTTTCTTCGGATGTTGTTGCAACTAAAAAGTTCCTAACGGCATCTTCTTCTCTGATATCAAAATAATTTTCTTTTTGGGGTTTTCTACCTCTTTTTTTTGATGATTCATCCTCTGTTGTTGATGACAGATTAATTAACATTAATCAGTTTGTGATTCATATTTTATGGTTCTATCCTCCGCGAAAAAATATTCCTTTTTTGCGGTTTGTATCCAAAATTTGACTTCTTCTTCTAACATCCTTTCACTTGAGTTTTTGTAATTCCAAAAAATAGAACCTTCTCTCAAATTAAGATGCTTATACCCCAATCTAGGTATTGTCATTATTGATACGGAATTATATGTTAATCTCAATAAAAATTCATATACAAATGTTAGTTTTATTGACGGTTTAAACCCACCAAAATCTTCAATAACTTGTTTTTTATATACCGCTCCTGCAGATTGAAAATTTTGATATGTGTGTAAAGTTTCGTTAGTTAAGTATCCCATTTCCTGACTGAAATTTGCTGCAAATGTTGCTTCATTTGTGAATCCGGCAAAACCACCCTTATCATCAACGTCAACAACTACAGGGAGAAAAACTTGAACTTTTGGAAAAGCTTTTATGTACTTTTTTACGTTTTTAAACCATATTGCGGAATACTCATCGTCAAATTCAAAAAATGAAACCCAATCTCCGGTAGAAGCTTTAACTCCTTCATTGATTTGGTCACCGTAATTAGGTGATTTGGAATACAGTACTTTTTTTATCTCAAGTTCTCCGAAATCAAATTTGTCCAAAAAAGAAGTTAATTGCTCTTCAGCTGTATGGACGATAACTAACTCTTTAGGTTGAACATCATTTTTTTTGATAGACTCAATGGCTTTTGTAAAAAAATCTTCGAAGTCTTTAACTACTGCCGATTTCAAAGGTAAAATTATTGATAGTGAAATATTGTCCATATTATTCTTCTATTTTAGAGATTTGTAACTCGAATGCCTCAAGTCTTGTGTTTATGTATTTACTGAATAATTCAATCGTTTCTTCTTTGAATTTTTCTTGATTTTGATATTCTTTAGCAGTTTCACTCATTCCTGAATAGAGCTCGGGTTTAATGTTATCCTCCAACCAATTTTGTGCAAAATCTGCTATAAAGTCTGTCATTAAAACTAAATCATCCACCCATATCCCATTATCATCCTTCATCCAAACAGGTTGCATGTCTGGTAATAATCCTATTAAAGGAACTCCTGTTGCCATACACTCTAATGGGAAAGTTCCAAATCCGCTTTCTCTGTCAATCCAAACACCCAAGAAACATTCTTTCAGGGAGTTTGCAAATTCTTTTTCACTCAGTCCTCTCATGTCTCTAAATGTAAACCATCTATATTGAGGAAATTTGAGATAAAAGGTTTTTATTAAATTAATTGTCTCTGATTGTTCTCTAGAATGAACGGCGATTACAGGCATTGGTGGTATTCCATTATTTGTGAATACCTCACTGATTTTGGGTTCTAAGGTATCCACTGAAACTCCCCTCATAACTGATTCAATATATTCTTTTTGTTTTACGGTTGTTGTGATACATTTTAGAAATCCAAATTGATTCCATGTTTGACCTGGTTGAAGAGTATCTAACATGTATTTATATGATTGTGTTAATACAATTTTACCACAAGGCATGTCTTTTATTTGTTCCATAACGTAACCAAAAACTTCAGGTAAAATTATGAAGTCTTCAGGTGATATTTCTAAATTTTGTTGCTCTAATGACTTGTGAGGTATTTTAGTCATAAAGTCCTCTCCTAACCATTTACCAACACCGAAATAGTCATTTTTTTCATGTAATATTATAGGATTAAATCCGTTGTTTTTTAGATACAAGGCAATTTGATATATGTATCTTATAGAGCCTTTGGCGTTTCCTTTTGTATCTTGAACCATGAAGTATAACCTACATTTTTTAGACCTGAGGTTTTCTATAGATATCAAAATTTTTTCTTTGAGATTTTTTTCCATATTAATAATGATTAATTAATTTTTTGTTTAATAATGAATTAAATGCTATTTTGAAGGGTACTGACGTAGAGCCAGCCGAACTCTTCAAACCTAACTTGTCGTCAATTTCAGCATCCTCAGAAAGAATCACTTCTAATAACATTTTCACAAGCTCAAACTTTATGAGATTAACTTTTGCTTCATAATTACCCTCCGTATTTTTTTCAAGCTCACCCATGTCGAGGTATTTTTCTATTTCATCTAAATCGATGAAATAATTTTCATTTAAAACTTTTATCATAAATTTGAGTTATTTTTTCTTTTAGTTCTTTAATGTTTTTTATCTCGTATTCTGATTTTATATCGGAATTGTATTTCGTAATGTACTTTATAATAAACTTGTTTTCAGGTTTATTCAATAGTAAATCAGGATTTGCGGTAAGTAAAACATCTATTGAGTCCCACATTTGATTTTTAGTTTGTTCTGAATAAAATTTTATAGTTTCTACTAAACATCCAAATTTGGATAAGAAAAATAAAGATGCTGGTTTTGATTTACCTATCTCATCAGATACCACGATAATATCGTGATTATCTCTCATTTCTAAATAGAAATCATTAAAATCCATCATTCCTGACATTTCAGTAGACCCAGCATGTCCAAAAATTTCCATAGTATATTCTTTATATAAAAAATCATACACTTCATCTTCGTTATTAAATAACAAGTGACTGAAAATATTTAAGGTCGTTACGTCAGAAATAACCTTTCTCTCAACCGATTCATCTACATATGGATTATCTATATACCATTTTTCATACACGTCTTGAATTTTACCCAATGTATCTCTAAGAACATTATTTATGTCAATTGCAATTCTCATTGTTCATATCTTTTTAATATTTTTGTTATCAGTGGATTTCTAACAACATCATCATCTCCAAATTCATGAATTCCAATTCTTTCTAAATCTTTGAATCTAACAATTGCATCCCATAAACCTGTTTGAGTTTTGTCTTTATGTCTATCAAATTGTTCCAAATCACCCGAAATAAAAAATTTAGAATTAAATCCAATTCTTGTTAAAAGAAGTTTCATTTGACTTGGGGTTGAGTTTTGGGATTCTTCAAATATTAATATAGAATTATCAATATTCATACCTCTCATATACGCTAACGCAAAAACCTCAATAGCCTCAATCTCTTTTAATTTCTCTCTGTTCTCTTTACCTATAATTTTATTTAATAGATAATAGGACGGGAAAATATAAGGGTCTAGTTTTTCTTCAACATTACCTGGTAATGAACCTAATTTTTCTTCAGCCTCAACTGCAGGTCTAACAATTATTATTTTTTCATATGGTGTTGATGGGTCCGACAATAAATCTACCGCAGATTTCATGGCAATATAACTCTTACCAACACCGGCCGGTCCAGAACAAATAGTTATTTCACTATTAATTAATTTATCATAATAAACTCTTTGACTTTCAGAAAGAAATTTTTCTTTGGTTTTCCTTTTTATTATAGAACAAATCAATTCTTTTTTTGTTTTTACTACCTTAACATCACTGGTTTGTGTTATTGATGAATTAGTTTTCGAAGTTTTACCCATAATTTTATTTATTAATTTATTAATGTTTGAACAAAATTTAATGCAGATTCTATAACCTTTTCCATATCATAGTACTTATATTCGGCAAGTCTACCCCCAAAATAGACATTTAAATTTTCTTTAGATTTTTCTTTATACGCGGAATAAATTTTGTTGTTTATTTTATCATTCACAGGATAGTACGGCTCTGTTTTATTCGGTATATAATCTTTCGGATACTCCCAACTAACCCATGTTGAATTTGATTTGAAATTTTCAAAATGTTTATGTTCAATTGTTCTTGTATATGGAATATCGACATCTGTATAATTAATTACAGAGGTACCCTGATAATTTTCAATATCAAACATCTTATGTTCAAAATCTGTCGTTTTGTATTCCAAATATCCAAGTGAATAATCATAAAACCTATCAATCGGTCCAGTATATATTACTTTCTTTGATAGAGAATTAAATAATTCTTTGTTTTTCAAGTAGTCAACATTTAACCTAACTTCAATATCCTTTAATAATTTTTCAAATATTTTTGTATATCCACCTATAGGTATTCCCTGATATTTGTCGTTAAAATAATTGTTATCGTATGTAAACCTAACAGGAATTCTTTTAATTATTTCGGACGGTAATTCTTTGGGATGTTTTTTCCATTGTTTTTGAGTGTATCCCTTTATCAGTTTTTCATAGACTTCAATACCCACAAATTTTATTGCTTGTTCTTCTAAATTTTTTGGGGTTTCTATTTCCATTCTTTGATTTGAAATAATTACTCTCGCTTCTTCGGGTGTTTTAATATTCCACAATTTAGAAAAAGTCCACATATTAAAAGGTAATGAAAATATATCTCCTTTGTAATTTGCCACTGGTGAATACCTAAAATTATTAAACGATGTAAATTTATTAATCCAAGTCCACACTTCTTCATTTGATGTGTGAAAAATATGAGGACCATATATGTGTACATTTATATTATCTCTATTTTCTGTGTAGCAATTACCACCAATATGGTTTCTTGATTCTAATACTAAAACTTTTTTACCAATTTTATTCAATTCGTGTGCACATATTGAACCAAAAAATCCGGCACCTACAATAACATAATCGTACATAATTATAACTTTTTTATTAAAAGTTGTTCACCTTTTTGAATAATTTTTAACTCGTTCAAATATTCACTAATAAATTTGTTAATTCCCAATTTGGTGTCCTTCCAAAGAAAATCGTCGAACAAAATGTACCCATCTTTTTTACATAAGTCAAAGGAATTAATTGCATCAATATAAACTGATTCAGGTCTATGGTCACCATCTATGTATATGAATGAAAAATTTTTACCAAAATCATTTCGTAATTTATCGTAAACATTAAAACTCAAGTCTCTATATAAAACAATTTTACCTGAATCAATGTGTTCTTGAACATTATTAATAAATCTATCGTATTGACCTTCAAAAAAAGAATATTCGGTTTTATTCAACTCAATATCATTTGTGGTTAAATCTGTATTCAAATAATTGTCAGTCAAAGGGTCAACACAAACTAAAGTACCATTATCGAACATTAAATTTTCAACTATATAGTTAGAAGTTAAACCTTCAAAACATCCAATTTCTAAACATAGATTAAAATCTTTTACATAAGTTACATTATTAGTAAAATGGATATTCCAATCTTTTGTATAATTTTTCATTATATTTTTTCGCAAACAAAAAGACCGAATCCGTTCCAATATTCTGAAGGACCCGTCAATTCTTGTAAGGTTATCTTTTCAATCTTTTTATGTATTATAAGTCCAGATTCTTGAATACCATCATAG